CAACCTCGTTAAGACGGTAGCCCCGTCTATTGCTACTGCCGTAGGCGGTCCACTGGCAGGGATGGCAACTCGCGCCATCTCCGAAGCTCTTCTTGGCAAGCCGGATGGGACTGAGGATGAGCTTCTGGAGGCAGCCAAGAGCGCCACGCCGGAGCAACTGCTAGCCTTGAAGCAGGCAGAGCAGCATTTCGTGATCCGTATGCGTGAGCTTGACGTTGATCTGGAGCGCATCTCGAACGAGGATCGCAGTTCTGCCCGCGAGCGAGAAGTTAAGACAGGCGACCACACGCCCAAGTTCCTTGCGGCTGCTGTGACCTTCGGCTTCTTCGGCGTTCTCTTCTGGATGATTGCCAACGGTCTTCCTGCCAATGGCGGCGAAGCAATGCTGGTTATGCTTGGCACGCTGGGTACGGCGTGGGGCGCTATCGTCTCTTACTACTTCGGCTCTTCGGCTGGCTCTCGCGAGAAGACCCAGGCCATGAACAGGATCATGGGCAAGTGAAAGACAACTTTGAGCGCTGTCTGAAGTTCGTCCTGCACCATGAAGGTGGGTGGTCGGACCATCCTCGCGATCCTGGTGGTGCGACCATGAAGGGCGTGACCCTGGCGGTCTATAAGGAATACCTTGGTCGGGACGTGAGCAAGGAAGAGCTTCGCGCCATTCCAGACGCTCACTTCCATGACCTGTACCGTACTCGGTATTGGGATAAGGCCCGCTGCGACGAGTGGGCTCCTGGCGTGGACCTGTCTGTTTTCGATCTTGCGGTGAACGGCGGGACTGGTCGTGCAGCGAAGCTGCTTCAGCGTTGTGTTGGGGCAGTAGAGGACGGAGCAATCGGTCCAAAGACGGCGGCTGCTGTGAATGCGGTGCCTGCTAAGGATCTGATTATTCGCTTTGCTGACACCCGGCGTGAGTTTTATAAAAGCCTCAAGGCTTTCGAGACCTTCGGTCGCGGTTGGCTTCGCCGCACTGACGAGTGTGAACAGGAAGCCATCAAGATGGCAGGAGAATAGACATGATGAAGAAGCCGAAGATGCCCAAGGTTGGCGGCGGCATGAAGGATGCGTCGATGGCGATGCCGCGTTTCGGCGCTCGCGCGATGCGTCCAGGTGGCATGGCGAAGGGTGGCGGCGTTCATCCTGACGCGGCGATGGACAAGAAGCTGATCCGCAAGGAGATCGCTCGCGCCGAGAAGATGGAAGACAAATCCGAAGGCAAGGGCATGAAGAAGGGCGGCTACGCCAAGATGGCTCGTGGCGGTGGCGTTGAGACCAAGGGCAAGACCAAGGGGAGGTTCGTCTGATGTTTAGGGGGAAGGTTGGGCGTCCTCGCCCCACTCCGATGCAGGCGAGTCAGGCACTGGCCTCCCTTCATGGACGGGGCCAAGCTCCTATGGCGCGACCCGCCATGCAATCTCAAGGAGCCCCCACATCCGCACAGTCCCCCTTGGGCAGTCGAGGGAATCCAAGTGCGCAACCTGACTTTGGTAATCTTGGACCACCTCGACCTAACTATGCCAACTCTGGGGCTCCGAACGTCGGCGGTCGTATGCCGCCCGGCAGGATGAATAAGGGCGGCTACGTCAAGAAGATGGCGGCTGGCGGCTCTGCCTCCAAGCGTGCCGATGGCTGTGCCGCTCGTGGCAAAACCAAAGGGAAGTTCATCTAATGGACCGCCGTCGTCGCGCGCCTTCCTACGAGGAAGACATGACCCCGCCGCGTGGTATGCGTGGCATGCCCCGCCCAGAGATGGTCCCCACCGACGAGCCGATGCCGGGTCGTCGTCCTTCTGCCCGTAGCTTCGAGGAGGATATGACACCTCCTCGTGGCATGCGGGATTTCCGCTCGAATGCGGTTCCGACTGATGAGCCGATGCCCGGTCGTCGTATGGCGAAGGGTGGGTCTGTTAAGTCTTCTGCCAGCAGCCGTGCCGATGGTTGCGCCACTCGTGGCAAGACCAAGGGCCGCATGGTGTGAAGAAGCAGGAGAAAATCGGGAAGGTCATGAGGGAGTTCAAAGAGGGCTCCCTCAAGTCGTCCAGTGGGCAGAAGGTGAAGAACCCGAAGCAGGCTGTGGCGATTGCTCTCTCCGAAGCTTCTCGCATGGCAGAGGGTGGGCGGGTCAAGCCGCAGAACCCGAAGCTGTGGGCTGCTGCCAAGAGCGCCGCCAGGGCCAAGTTCGACGTGTACCCTTCTGCCTATGCGAATGCCTGGGCATCCAAGGAGTACAAGAAGAAGGGTGGCACTTGGCGTGGGTCGGATAACAGGGTGTCTAAGAAGTGAAGGGCGGTCTGGGCAAATGGTTTGGTGAGAAGTGGGTGGACGTAAAGACCGGCAAGCCGTGTGGGCGAAGCGGGTCTGAGAAGTCCAAGCGCTCCTACCCTGCCTGCCGCCCAGCCGCTGCTGCTGCCAAGATGTCCGCGTCCCAGAAGGCGACGATGTCTAAAAGGAAAACTGGCCCAGCCCGCAAGGCTTGGCCTATAACACCTAGCGGAAGGACCAAGTAGATGGCCGCGAAGTGGATCCAGAAGGCTATCAAGAAGCCCGGCGCTCTGCGTAAGTCCCTTGGCGTGAAGGCTGGGCAGAAGATCCCCGCCAAGACGCTGGCGGCGGCAGCCAAGAAGCCGGGTGTCATGGGTAGGCGCGCTCGTCTGGTTAACACGCTTTCCAAGTTTGGACGCCCGTAAATGACCACCTCCGGCACAGCCGTCTGGAATCTGGAGATCGTTGATCTCATCGAGGAGGCGTATGAGCGTGCTGGCCTGGAGGCTCGCACGGGCTACGACTTCCGGACTGCGCGCCGCTCTCTGAACATCCTGTCGGCTGAGTGGTCCAACAGGGGTCTGAACCTGTGGACCGTGCAGGAACACAATGTCGCGCTCACGCCGGGCGTTAAGACCTACTCCCTGCCAGCCGACACGATTGATATCATCGAGACCATGATCCGGGTGAACACCAGCGGCTCTGCCCTGGACTACACCGTGTCTCGTATCGGCCTGGGCGATTATGCTGCCCTACCGAACAAGAACACGACGGGTCGTCCGCTTCAGATCTACGTGGACCGACAGGTGAACCCCAACTTCACGCTGTGGCCCGTACCCGATTTGCCGTACACGATCCTCTACTGGACGATGCGTCGGATCCAGGACGCCACTACGTCAACTGACGTAATGGACATGCCTGTCCGCTTTGTCCCCTGCCTTGTGGCGGGCCTTGCCTATCAGATCGCCATGAAGCGTCCGGAGGCTGCGGCCAGGATCCCCATGCTCAAGCAGGAATACCTGGAGCAGTTCCAGCTTGCGGCAGACGAGGATCGTGATCGCGCTCCTGCCCGCTTTGTGCCCTGGTCTTCGTACCCATGAGTGTTAAGTTCGCTCGTGGCAATAAGGCCTATGCCTTCTGTGATCGGTGCTATCAGCGCTACGATCTAAAGGATCTAACTTGGCAAGTCGTGAACCAGATTCCGACTGGCCTAAAGGTGTGCGATGAGTGCAACGACGTTGACCATCCACAGTATCAGCTAGGCAAGTTCCCGATCAACGATCCGGTTGCTTTGCAGGATCCGAGACCGGATATTAACCCAGGCCGAAGCCTCTGCGGCTGGAACCCGGTTGGCAATTCTGCCACCACCACGAACGGCAACGTGGGTAACGTTGCTATCTTTGTAGGATAGGAGCGTATCATGAAGGGCAAAGCCCACACGCCGACCAGCATGGACATGAAGAAGTACGGGCGGAACGTCGCTCGTGCCATGAACCAGACGGGCGGTGCCGTTTACGGCAAGAAGACTCCGGACGGCGTGAAGACGGTTGACGCGAGCGCGTATGACCTGAAGCCGGTTGCCGACAAGGGTATCCAGAAGGCCCCGAACGAAGCCATTGTTGCCAATGAGGGCTCGCCCAAGAAGGCCACGAAGATTCGTGGGACAGGCGCGGCCACCAAGGGTATTATGGCTCGCGGCCCAATGGGCTGAGGGAAGTAGGCAGCCATGAATTACACGACGCTTGTAGCTCTCCTTCAGGACTACACGCAGAACTCCTCGACGGAGTTCGTGGCTGCCATTCCTGACATCGTTCGGCTGGCTGAGGACCGGATCTATCAGTCCGCTCAGATCCCAGTCCTCAAGCGCAACGCCACGTCTAACTTCGTGGCGAACAACAAGTACCTTGCCTGCCCCACCGACTTCCTCGCCGCCTACTCTATGGCGGTGAAGAGCGCTTCCGGCGTGTACTCCTACATGCTGGAGAAGGAGGTTGGGTATATCAACGAGGCCTTCCCGAACCCTTCGGTGACGGGCGTGCCTCGCTACTACGCGCTGTTCAACGACGCGACGTTCGTGGTTGCGCCTGCTCCAAGCAGCTTCTTCGAGGTCGAGCTTCACTACTTCTACGAGCCGCCGAGCATCGTGGAGACGGGCACGTCCTGGCTTGGCGACAACACGGAGAGCGTCCTGTTCTACGGGGCGCTATGTGAAGCCTACACCTACATGAAGGGCGATGCTGACCTTCAGACCCTTTACCGCCAGCGGTACGACGAGGCTCTTGGCAGGCTGAAGAATCTGGGCGAAGGCATGGATAAGCGCGATAACTTCCGCCTCGACATGCCGCGTATCGCGCCGACCTAGGATTAGCCGATGGCAATCGTTCAAGCCTTCTGCACGAGCTTCAAGAAGCAGATTCTCGAAGGCGTGCATGACTTCCGCACGGTCGGTGGGGACACGTTCAAGATCGCCCTCTACACTGAGGCTGCGACCCTGAACTCCACGACGGCTGCCTACACCACGACGGGAGAAATCTCCGGAGGCGGCTACACGGCTGGTGGCCTAGCTCTCACCAACATAGGACCAACCGAGTACAACTTGGCTGGTGTTTGCTCATTCCAGACAGCAACCTGGGCGGCTGCCACGTTCTCTGCTCGTGGGGCAGTAATCTACAACACGACCCCGGCGCATACCTACACCAACCCGGCTTGCCTTGTGCTAGACTTCGGCACGACGAGGTTTGCGGTGAACAACGTCTTCCAGGTCCAGTTCCCT